CAGTAGAGAAGCATTTTTAAGATATCGTGATGCTTATCCTGAGTTATCCTACTTACCAGACCATGCAAGAACAGAACAATTTGATGGCACAAGAGAGATTACAGCTTTCTTTGATTGTGTTATCGACCCCGAATCCAAGCGCTACTTATCAGAAGATTACTTCTTCTGTCATAAAGCTCGTGATGCCGGCTTAAAGGTATGGATGTGTCCTTGGATGCACCTAAACCATGTTGGCACCCACATATTCCAAGGCGGAATGGGCTCTATAGCAGAGCTTGGTGTAACCGCAACTGCAGACTCGACTTCTAATAAAAAGTCGTACAAAACAGTTGACAAATAAGCTAAAGTGTGTTATAATTATACTTTAAATTTAACCAGGAGAAAACCTATATTATGAAATTTTCTAACGAAACCTTGAGTGTTCTCAAGAGCTTTACCGCAATCAACAAGTCTATCTTGATGAAACCCGGTAATGTTCTCAAGACAATTACTCCAGAAAAAACGCTTATTGCGATTGCCCAAATCCAAGATGAGATACCAAGTGAAGCTTGTGTATATGACTTATCTAGATTCTTGTCAATCCTAAGCTTATATACAGATCCAGACGTAGAGTTTGGTGATAAGTATTTTATTATCTCAGAAGGCAAGAGACGAACCAAATATATCTACGCAGATATATCAATGATTCACACACCGCCTGAAAAAGATATAAATATACCGTCGGAAGACGTTGTTGTAGATGTAACAGAAAGTGATCTTTCTTCAGTACTGAAAGCAGCAGGTGTTCTACAATTTTCAGAAATCGCATTTGTTGGCGAAAGCGGCAAGTGTTATCTGAAAGCAATCGACAGTGCAAACGATAACGCAGATGACTTTGGCGTTGAAATCGGGAACACTGACGATGAGTTCAAGGTGATCATTAAAACTGATAACTTGAAACTTATGCCAATGGATTACAAAGTTACCATTTGTTCAAAGGGTATCTCTGAATTCAAGGGTAAGGATGTCACATATTTTGTGGCGATAGATTCAAAGTCGACTTATAATAAAGGATAACATTATGAATAATGTACAAGATGGCAACTTCGGTGGCCAACAGCAAGAGGAACAGGTCGTTATTAACATGAACGATTTGTCAACGATCCTGCAACTTATTGATGTAGTATCAACAAGAGGCGGGTTTCAAGGTCAAGAATTGGCCGGTGTAGGAATGTTAAGGAATAAGCTTGAAGCTTATCTAAGACAGAACATGCCACAACAAGAAGCACCAGCAGGTGCGGACGGTGAAGTGGATGTAGCTGCACCAGTCGGTGGTGAACTGGCTGACAAGGTAATTGACTAAAAGATTACCAACCTTTCTCGAGAATAGGGGACACAGTTTAACCGCTTGTCCCCGCCCCTCAATTTATTATATTATGTATCAAGGTGATCTATGCAACACAAAACAAATGAAGTCCTATGGGTAGAAAAGTACCGTCCTCAAAATATCGAAGACACAATCTTACCCGAGACAATGAAAAATACGTTTCGCAAATTTGTAAATGACGAAAACGTACCAAACTTATTACTAACCGGTGGACCAGGAGTAGGTAAAACTACGATCGCTAAAGCCATGCTCGATGAAATGGGCTGTGACTATTTAGTTAAAAACGGTTCGCTTAATGTGAATATCGACACTCTTCGATATGATATCTCAACTTATGCAAGTGCTGTCTCCCTCAGTGGTGGACGTAAGTACGTAATCTTTGACGAAGCAGACTATCTGAATGCAGCTTCTGTTCAACCAGCTTTACGTAACTTTATCGAAGAATATTCTGCCAACTGTGGCTTTATATTTACTTGTAATTTTAAGAACAGAATTATTAGTCCATTGAGATCACGACTCAGTGAGATTGATTTTTCAATTGAACAAACAGAGCGTCCTGCTCTAGCAATGCAATTCTTCAAACGCGTTATTGCCATACTCGATAATGAGAATGTAGATTACGATAAGAAGGTCGTTGCAAAAGTTATCGAAAAACATTTCCCTGACTTCCGTCGTGTATTAACTGAACTACAATCGTATGCAGCTTCAGGTAAGATCGACGAAGGTATCTTTGTAAATCTCAAGCAAGAGAGTATGGATGAGTTATTCAACCTACTCAAAGCTAAAGACTTTACTAATATGCGTAAATGGGTTGCATCTAACTCAGATCAAGACATGAACGAGATGTTCAGACGTGTCTATGACATGATGCAAGAACGCGTAGAGTTTAAGACTCAACCAGGGTTTGTAGTTACTCTAGCAGATTATATGTACAAAGCAAACTTTGTAGCGGACCAAGAGGTCAACATGGTTGCCTTCTTAACCGAAGTTATGATCGAATCAGAGTACTCTTAAATGAAGATTGACTTTCGCAGAACTGTCCCATGCTTTAACTGTAGTGAGCGTATTGAAGGAGGTGAAGAATACACTCTAAAGTACCAAGCATCAGATGGTGAAGCGGAAGTTAAGATGTGCGCAAACTGCGCCAAAGAATTTAATGAGATACTCATAGGAATAGAGGAAATACAAAATGGCCAAGGGTGACTTAAATCCATTTGATTTTATGAATGCTGCTTCTTTCAGTAAAGTAGATCTCATAAGAGATGGAGACAATCCAGAACTAATTGAAAAGCAATATAACGCTTATATTGTAAACCGCGGTTTTACTAACTTCGAAGATACTATACTACACGCTAATGAAATGAATCAGAGACACGAACTGTTTCCTGGTGCACAATTTGATTACTACCGTGCAGTATTACGAAAACGCAAAAGATTTTCCAAGTGGCCCAAGGCTACTAAGGACGTTGATCTTGATGCTATCCAAGAAGTTTATCAGTGCAATAGAACAGTTGCTAAACAATACTTTAAGGTATTGAACAAGGAACAGTTGAAAAGTGTGCACGATCGCCTCATTACCGGTGGGTAAGTTCTTAAAAAAATAAATAAGAACTATATGGTTATATACCATGGCCACTAATAATTAAACAGGTGAATATGTATCATGGAACAAGAAGATATTTTTAGAGGTGTTGGCGTTGAAGTAACGCTTCCGACACCCGACAGTTTTCTTAAGATTAAGGAGACTTTAACAAGGATTGGTATTTCAAGTCGTAAAGACAAGAAACTATTTCAGTCCTGTCACATCTTGCATAAGAAGGGTCGCTACTCAATTCTACATTTTAAAGAATTGTTTATACTCGACGGCAAGCACAACACGTTTACTGATGAAGATCATGCTAGACGAAACACAATTGTAAACTTACTTGAAGAATGGGAACTTGTAAAGATCGTTGATCCTAACAAAACAAAAGATCCTCTTGCTTCATTGAATCAGATTAAGATTATCTCTTATAAAGAAAAAGATGATTGGGAACTGACTGTCAAATACAACATAGGAAACGGAAAAAAGTAGTTGACAAAAATTTAATTTTATGATATAATAGTGGGTATATAATGATGAATGTTTACAAGACAAAAGATATTGCAATCTTACCTTCGTACGCGACTCGAGGCAGTGCATGCTTCGACGTTTCCGCTGCATTTCAAAAAGGTGATAAGATTAAAGCTTATAATTCTGTTAATAGGAAAATAGAAGTTTTAACTAAAGATATCGAAGGAGCAGCTGCTTTCTTAATACACCCTGGCCAAAGAGTCATGGTTCCGACTGGTTTGATATTTGATATCCCAGAGGATTATGTAATGAAAATGTACATACGCAGTAGTATAGCAGCTAAAAAAGGTTTAGCACTTAGTAATGGTGTAGGTATTATAGATTCTGATTATGTTGATGAAACTCATATTTTAGTTCACAACATATCTGATAGTTTGACACGTATTCAACATGGTGAGCGACTTGCTCAATGTATTATTGAACCTGTAAAACAAATAGAGATGACTGTTATTGGTACACCACCATCACAGAAAACTGATAGAGAGGGTGGTATAGGTAGTACTGGTTAGAAAGTTTTTTGTATAAGACGGATTAAATCACCTGATTTCATCATTTTATCAAACTTTTTATATAATATTGCCATTGTATTTCTCCTGTTAATATAATAAATATATTGTATATACTATTATTTATACAAACATGTTACAACTACGTGACAAAAAGGTGACAAAATTATGGATAAAGATGACACACTGCTAATAAAAATCAATAAAGAGCAGAAAAAAGAATTCATAAAACTCTGTAAAGATGACGATACATCAGCTTCAAGAGAAGTACGGGGTTTTATAAAGAAATTTATTAAGAAGCACGAAGCCCTTAATAAATAAATCGTATATTAAAATAAGTTAATATACACGACGAAGAGGTGGCAATATGAAACACTTAGTGTTTTTGTTAACTTTCTTTGCAATGGGTTGTAGCTCAGTCGGCAGTGTTGTTGATGGGACTACAGGTATTGTCGGCGGTGTAATTAAAGACGTATCAGATACTACAGTGTATATCTTAGATACAGCTAGTGACGCAGTCGACAAAGCAACACCGAAGCAAACGGATTAAAGTTAACACTTAGGACAAGGATGTCCACTTCCTCGTTATAAATAAATTTGTAGATACGAATAATCGGTCTACATAACCGGTGAGCTAATGGCCACCAAATTAGTATAACAATATCTTGCTTAATAGGAGAATAACATGACTGGATTAAATATACACAACCTTTCCCCATTCACTGTGGGGTTTGATCGAATCATCGATCGCTTAGTAGAAATAGAAAACCACCCAGCCAGAAATGGCGCACAAGGCTTTCCACCTTATAACATCAAAGTAGACAAAGGCGAACTTAATTTTACAATTGAGCTTGCACTTGCTGGTCTAGATGAATCTGATGTCGATATCGAAGTTAAAGAGAATCAACTCTCTATTAGCTCTACATATGAGACAGTAGAAGACACTGGGCAATATGTTCATAAGGGTATTTCTAAAAGGAAATTTACGCGAAGCTTTACTTTAGCAGACGACATCGAAGTTCTTGGAGCTAGCTTTAAGAATGGTCTTTTGACTATAGGACTCGAGCGTATTATTCCAGAGGAAAAGAGACCTCAAAAAATTAAAATTGATAATAAGAAGGAGTTCTTAACAGAGTAACTTTTTACGGGGGAGCGCAATGTTCCCCCACTTTATAAGGAATATATTATGACACAAGAATACAGACAAGAATTAGTACCACAAGAAAACTTTAAAACTCGCCAACGCGTAGACGATCAATTTGAATGGGTAAACTTAACTACCGATGATTTATTCAAAGGTAAAAGAGTAGTAGCATTCTCATTACCTGGTGCATTCACACCAACATGTTCGAATATGCAAGTACCAGGGTATCAAGCCCTACACGAAGATTTTACGAACTTGGGTATTGATAAAATTTATTGTATATCATGTAATGACGCATTTGTAATGAATGCATGGGCAGAAGATCAAAGAGCACCCAACATCGAGTTTATACCAGATGGATCCTGTAATTTTACAAAGAATATGGGTATGCTTGTTGCTAAAGACAATCTTGGTTTTGGCACGAGATCTTGGCGTTATGCGATGATCGTTAATGATGGAGTTATTGAACAGATGTTTGTAGAGCCTGGAATGTGTGATGACTACGAGGAAGATCCCTACGGAGAAACGTCACCTGAAAATCTCTTAGAATATCTAAGACATACTTTATAATTGATTAGGGATTCTTAGGAGTCCCTTTTTTAATTAGCTGCCGCAACAAAGACACCGCCAGACATGGTGCCTTGATTATATGAATTCACAAGAGAGCTTACGTTTTGAGCACCACCAATCGAATTTGTTATATAGTTGTTAACAGGAGCTGCGTTACTAATTGTTGTTATTGATGGTATAAGGCCTGCAACACCATAATTATTATGCTTAGCACTGGCCAATGCCATTTCAGTAAAGTTTTTATATTGCGAAGCTTCGGGATATGCTTTAATAAATGCATCCCATTTCGTATCTCGTGCTGCTACGATTCTTTTCTCTTCGTCTTCTGCTCT